TGTGCCGCTCTCGTTTTGCTACTTTTGTTAGCGGACGATGACAGAGCAGCAGATACAGACAAAGAGGATAAAGCAGCTTGAGGCTGATGGCTACTATGTAATCAAGCTGATTGTCACGAACAAGAACGGCATACCTGATTTATTAGCCCTCAAGCAAGGAGCCGTACCTTTGTTTATAGAGGTAAAGAAGCCCGATGGAAAAGTCTCCAAGCTCCAAGAATATAGACTTGACGAACTTCGTCGGTTGGGTTTCGATGCTGACGTATATCGTGGAGATGGGTGAAGAACTACTTATAAAAAGTAAGAACGGAGGCGACGAGGCTTTCGTCTTGGGCGATGACTTCTTGGCTATCACCATGCAGCATCAGCTTGAGGACGAACTTGTGGACGAGATAGTCCTTCAGATTATTATGAATCTGAAAGAAATTTACGAACACGCTAAGAAAAATTTATCTAAGGGTGAGTACGACTCCATGTACTCAGTAATAAAAAATGAAGACCCTCCATTTTTCTACCTCTTGGAGTATGAGTTTGATGAGGAAGATGATGTAATCCGCTTCGTTTACTTTCAGCCTGTGGAACTAGACGAGTATTTGGATGCAATACAAGAAGGAAAACATTTAAGGAACAATGAACCACCTAAACAATCCAATGATGAGCGCGATGAGAACAAGCGCAGTCGGGACAAAAATAATAGGACACTCCCAAGTTCAAGCACTGATAGCGATAGTGAACGATGAGTTCGAGGTTGACATAACTATAAAGAGCAGGAAGAGACCTGTTGTCGTAGCGAGAAAAGCATTCTCCTTCATACTCAGAGAGTCCAACCTTTCATTGGCAGCGATAGGAGGCTACATAAGTAAAGACCACGCGACCATACTCCACTACCTTCGGGACATTGACTTCATAATCCGCACCAACAAACACTTTAGGCACAAGCTTTCTTCTTGTGGCGAGAGGTTTGATGCCGTGGTTGAGCAAGCACCCGAGCAGAAGCTTGAGGTGGTCAAGAGACCACAGGAATACTACACCATGCGAGAGGAGAACAAAGTCCTCAAGCAATCCATAAATATTTCAAAGGAGAGAATAGCGGAGCTTGAAGAAGAGCTGCGTAAGCTCAAGCGTGAGGATGATAGAATCTACGACATCTACGATATGCTTAAGTACAGATGCCCCGTGGGTAAGGAAGATGAGTTGTACAACAGACTCAACAGGATGCTGAACAAGAACGACCTGTGAGGTTTGAGTCCGAAAAAGATATCTCTCGAGAAGAGGCGGCTATAAAAAGATTCGTCTCAATCTTCAACGGCTCATACCAAAAGCTTGGCCCGAACGACATTGACTTCAAGGTGTTCAACTCTTCGGGGGAACTGATAAGCTATGCCGAGGTCAAGGGCAGAAACAAAACACTTCACGATGCATATCCTCTGCCGATTGCTGCCCGCAAGATGGTCAAGCTATGCGACAAGCGGCTCAACCCCGTCATCATTTGGGCTTGCTTTGACGGGATAATCTACGGTAAGGCGCACCGTATCTACGGTTCAGCACGGTGGGGAGGACGGAGTCCCCGTCCTCAATCCGTCAACGACAATGAGTTCATGCTCTACTTCGACAAGCAAGACGAGTTCAAGTACCTGAGATTTTAGGGGTAATCACTTACCCCTATTACATTCCCTCAAAAATTTCGTCCATCAAATCTTGCTCGGTCATAATATCATCTCCCAAGTCCATCCCCATCTCCTTCTTGAGAATCTTAATCTCCCTATCCATCTCCTTCTCAAACTCAAACTTGTAGTTGTAAGACTTCTCTTTACTCTTCTTCTCCTCATCGTATAGGTAGGATGGTCTGTATGATTTACTGACACCCATCAGGTCATAAAAATCTTTCACAGATTCAATACCATCTTGCTTAGTGAAACCTCTACCCCTTATCAAGTTACCTATCCCTACTGCGGGGTCTGATGATGCGCCAAGGCCAAGTTCAAGACTAGTCTTTAGTGTGGACTCCATCGCTCCCTTACCCTCTTTCATTTCTCTATTTATCCTATAATAGATTTGCCTCAATGGGTCAACGGCTGTACCTGACCTAATCTGAAACTTCCTCTTGTAATCCTCCCCTTTAAGCGCAGCCATAATTCGTCCTGCCGCATCTAAGTCTTGGAATATGCCCGAAAATATAGGTATCTCCAACAAGAGGTTGACACCCATCGCAGCATTTATGAGGTCTTGATATACCTCATCCCTATCCTCGTCGTCACCTTTAGTGAACTTGAAAAAGTTAGCCGTAGCTACGAACGCGACATTAATTAATCCCAAGTTTAGAGCAAGTGCCCTCAAGTCCTCAGTCCTTGGCATACGCGGCTTTGTTCTGACCACATCTCGACTGATATTGAGGGCCGCAGACATGACATTGTTAATCATAAGGAGCGGCATACTAGCAAACAGAGTAAAGAACTTGTTAGCAAGAGCGGGATTGTTCTGAACCGCTGCTTTATCTGTGGTTCTTCTAGACTGCTGAGTAGTGTTGTAGTCGTTAAACACCTTCAGAGCCTCCTCTTCTGACATACCATTCTTGATGTTCCTCTTGTAGTTTGTTATGTAACCAATGATACCGAGTATGTCACCCAATCCCGTACCCATTGCATTACCAATCTTCCTTATCGGCTCACCCGAAAGTATACTCAACGCCCGCCTCTGATTATAGGTCAATCTTTTAAGAGCATCGGGCTCAGAAACCTTTAGATTGTTACCCACTAGATTGTACACATCCCCACTCAGAGACTCTCTTACACGCTCGTCAAACGTAGCAGACTTCTCCCTCATCTTAGATATAGGGCCGTTCTTTACGAGTTCTAACGGAAGCAAAGCCATTGTCACCAAATTCTCAAGGATGAACATTGGAAAGTCTACTCTCCTCCTTAATACATTGGGTAGTGAAGAGTCTTTTCCCGTATAGTCATAATCTCTGAAAGCCGCTATGAATGAGCTGAACTGCTTTGGTATCTGCCAAATCTTAAAGTTCAGCATCAGACTGACGAACCTAGACATAAGAAAGTTTACAACAGGACTGCCCTGAGTTATTACCATCGTCCTCTCAGGGTTTATCTCATGGTTGATAGCAGCTCTCACAGGGTTAGTCAGCCGTGTCAAATCCAACAGGGTCTTTACCGCAGGTGATGAAAGAAGGGCGTTTATCTCCTTCACACCCATAGCATAAGCCCTAAACTTATTCATGCTAGTGTAGTGGTATTCGAGTGCGGATGTAAACCCTGTGCTATATAGCTCAACTTCCCCCTCGGTATCTATCCTCTGCTTCAGAGCAGACTGAGTTTGAGCGTCAAAGGATTTCATAAAGTCGGAACCATCGTTACCCAAGAGGTCGCGTGCCATTTCTTGATTCTGAATCAATGTCTTCGTAGGAAAGTAGTTCTCTACGAATGGAACTCCGACATCATTTACGTCTATATGAACATCATTTACTTGGTTGTAATAGGTCGTAGACAGGTAGTTCACGACACCATCAGCAAATTTTATAACCTTACTACCGAGCGCATCCTCAATCTGCTGAATCTCCTTGTCACCTATACCCTGTCTGTTTAGCTTCTTCCGCTGCACTTCATTCTGATACAAAGCGTACACCCTCAAGGCTTGGTCTCCGTGCATTCTCTTAGTACCTATCTTAAGAGTGCCTACATACAGAGCTTTCTTCAGAGCTACATAGTTCTTGAATCCCGCATCTCTAGCTATGGAATCTAAGTCTGATAAGGTCTTCCTGTTGTAGTCATTCCTCACCTCAATCATCATGTTGATTTTGTCATACACATTCTTGGTAAAGACATTTTTACCCTCTGTAACTCTATCAAGACGATTCATAAATGTTTTCAAAGACTTCAGACTAGTAGACAAAGACTTAAATATTGAAGCCCTGCTACTAACATCATAAGAGTTTTTCAAAGTCTTAATAGCATTCAAGAAACCTCTCTTGAGGAAGGTCTCAGCTATCTCATCTTTCTTCTCTTGAATCTCATTGGTGTTTCTAGGCTTACCATCTTCGTTGAACAACAACGGATTACTGTCCATCAACTGCCTATTCGCTTCGCCAATTACCGCATCATACTTGGCTTTCCTAGCGAGTCTAGATTCCTTGAGCCTTATTGCTGACTTCTTCTTCTCGCCCTTCAGGGCATCTAGAACATCAGAAACCTCATCGGCAGTCATGGAGTCCATGCCCCCCAATATGTCGTAGGCGTAGGCCAAGTCAAGGAGGCTCTGCTCCTCAGAGGTTCTTCTTTCGCCCCTCTCTTCCTTACCTAGAAGCTCTGATATCAACCCCTCTTGGGATGCCAACTCATTCTCTATCTCCTGTATTTTACGAGGAAACTTGTCAATGTTCATGTACGCATCAACTATGCGCTGAGCCTGTGTAAAGAAAGATTCTCCCTGAGCATCGAGACCCCTCGGCCTGACTCGTTGGTTGTTGTCGGGTGGATTCTTTATAGTCTTACGAGTAACTAATTTTTTAATCTCCGATATCAAGTCTTTCTTCTTCACAACCTTCTGACGCTCTATTATATTCAGAGCTTTTAGTGCTACCGCTCCAAATTTCTCGGGAGTAGTGGCATCACTTAGAGCATTCAAAAGCTTTACTACATCAGCACTGCTATAGTTCTTAGATAGTATGAGATTTCTCCGTATGAAATCTCTCATAGCTTTCTGCTCAGCCTTCAAATTCTTGACCGCTATCTTCCTCTGCTTCAGATTGTTTCTGATATTGGCTATCTCTTGAGCTACATTCTTATTGGCTTTTATGCCTAGCATATTGTCGAAGCCAAGCAGTATCTCTTTCTGAACCTGTTCTGTCTGCTCGTTGAATACAGAATGTGACTCGAGCAGTTCCTTTGCCTTCGCCCTCACCTCAGAGTTGGTTGCCTGAGTCTTCTTCTTGAACTCAGCCAAAGCCAATCTAGTTTCATTGAACAACTTAGATGCTGCGTTATAGCCACCTACAATCTTCCTAAATGACTCGGGCATCAGCTCAAAATATCTCGCCTTGTCAGCGAGAGCTGCATCTATCTCATCAACCTTGTAGCCTTTCGCCTTCAAGAACTCTTTTATCGTAGCATCTGAATGTTTGCCGGAAGCTCTAGCGGTTTCAATGATGTTTATCATTGTCTGATTTGATGGAGCAGACATAAGCTGAAGGGTACTCGCCAACTTTGCACTCTCTGCGCCTTCAAACAATTCATTCTCAGACATGAGGTCAACGACCACACCCTGCAAGAACTCATCAAATGTCAAGTTCTGAACTTGCTCTTCAGTAAACTTAGATATCCCTGTCAGTTTCTTGATGAACTTGAACAGGTCATTGAGCCAAGACTTGAAGTTTCTTTTTTGAGCAGCGTTTACAAATGATTCTCCCTTATCTCCTATGGCGGTTGCTAATGCTTCCTCTGCTATGTAAGCATCTATCTCGGCTTGAGGCATACCCTGCCTCTTCATCCTAGCAATTAGTTGAGAATAATCTGCACTGTTTGTTACTTGTTCAATGTATTGACTCTTCTTTACAAGCTCAATACCCTTCTTGTACAGGTCGGGTCTCAATTCCTTAGCCGCATTCATCCAAACGTGACCAAATTCGTGGACAGGTGTATTGTAATTGGCGAGGCTAGGATTTAAGTACAGCTTACCCTGATACACAGCACCATATATCTTTTGGCTTTTTGTGGTAAGCTTCTTGACCTCGGGGTCTTTCAGTAGTCTTTCAAACTCCTGCTTTGTAGCAGCAACCTCTAGCGTAGGGAATGCGCTTGAGAGCTTTTCTACAAAAGATGCGTACTGAATATCTGTAGGGGACTGAACCTCAAAAACTTTGTTCGCACCAAACTGAGCTGACCTCTCCAATCTTCTAGTAATCTCGCTAAAACTTAAGTCTTCCTTGGATATAAGTGAAAGCTGATTGTTTATATCGTTCAGAGAAGCCTCACTCATATTCCAAAACGGAGCAGTATCTGAAAGTATAGCGACAGGATAACCCCTCAAGTACACGGGATAGTTTCTGTGTTCCTTTACACCCATCTTCTTCTGCTCATCTCTAAAGACCAAAGCCTCGTCAATGGTTTCGTTAGTAACAGGATTGCCTTGCTTGTCTGTAATCTTAAGCACAGTAATGAGTGACCCCATGGGTAGGTCGTCAGCAAGCTGCTCTGAGAGTTCAGCTCTCAGTGTGTCTGCGTTGATGTTTTCTTCTTGAAGAATTTTCAAAAACGCATCCCTCGAATTTACATCTGATGTTGGAGTAACTTTCTTGAATATGCTAGAGCGAGCATCAGCCCCGAGCTTCTCTACCTCCGCAAGAAAAGTCTTTACATCCTTCGACTTCTTGGCTATGGCATGAATCTTCTCAGTTAAAACAGTTTCACTAGCTTTTTCATCAAATCTCAATGTCTGCATACGCTCCATCATCATCCTAAAAATCTTTCTAGGTCTGCGTGTAGCTTCAATCTTCTCGAATAGCAAGTCAAACAAAACCATGTTTGAATCTATCCCGGTGGAACTCATGTTGTACACCACGCTATAGTCTGAGTTCGCGGCTCCTCTCGCTATCCTTCTAGCAGCACCCTCGTCAATAGATGCCCAAGCTATGTTGTACCCAAATATGCCATCCTGAAAAGCAAACAGAGGGCCTCCCATTCTATTCTCATCTACCTTAAGCCTGTCAGCCATAAGCAGATTTACTCTACTACCAACAAGTTCAATTAGCGGCATACGTCCCGCCCGCTTTACCAACCTCACATTCTCAGTGACATTGATAGGGTACGATTCAAATGGTCTAGTCAGGGTGATACCTGTTTCCTCGAAGCCGATTTCATCCATGACTCTCATGGCTGACTCTAAAAGTTGCTCCTTTAACTGAACATTTATTTCAGATGGCTTAGTATTCAACTGAAACTGAATACCCTGTATGGTGCTAAGCTCTTGAGCCAATTGCTTTTTGGACTGATTAAGCTTTTCAATCTTAGCCCTCAATGAAGCTATCTTCTTATCTGCTGCTTTCAGCCCTCTCGGATTAAACTTATCCGAATCAAAAATTTTCTGCTTCTTTTCTTGAGCCTCAATAAGCTGCTTGCTCAACTCTGTCAAGTCAGACTCAGCCTTTCTAGCCTTGGCTACAATTTTTGAGATTTTATTCTGCTTCTTCTTGGAATCAGAAGCAGCTTTCTTCTGTTGCCTTGTCTTAGGTTGTATAGTTGCCTCTGACTTCTTCTTTCTCTCAGGCGTTACTCCCAATAAATTATTGAGGGCTTTGGTCTTCTCATCAATAGCAGACTGAACCCTGTTGTATTCATCAGTCCCCTCCTTAGATTTATCTCTAATCTTCGTGAGGGTAGCTATTTCTGAGCGCAGTTTTTCTGCCGTATTTAGCTCACGCTTAGTCTCCTTCCTCTCCTCAGCTTTTCTCTTTGTCTCTTCAGCCTTCCTTATCTGCTCCTGCTCTTTTTCAATCTCAGCAATCTTGCCGCGCCTAGCTTTCTTGATAGCATTCTTTCGCTTAGCCTCCTTAGCCTTGACCTTTTTAAGCTCAGCAGGAGAATCTTGAAGCTCCTCAATCTGACGCTCATATTCAGCAAACTCATCAAGTTCTTTCTGAAGGAGGTCAGGGTTTAACTGACTACGTCTCAGTATGTTTTCAAACTCAGCATCCTGTAGCACACCACGCTTAGGTTCAGCCACCTCTTCTGCCACCTCTTCTGCCACTTCTTCAGCCACAGGTGCAGCCTCTTCAGCTACCTCCTCAACTACAGGCGCAGCCTCCTCAGCTACAGGAGCAGCTTCTTTTTCAATAAGACCCTGCTCATTTATAGGTACAGTCTTTAGAAACTCATTGTATTCAGCTACAGATTGACTTCCCTCAAGCCCCACTTGCTTTATAAACTCATCAAGCTTTGACTTACCATCATCTTTAGCAAGAATCAAATTTGATGTCTCAAATGCAAAAGTAAAAGGGGGTATTGTAGCATTCTTTTCAATAGTGAAAAGCCAAGTTCCTTTTTCTTTCCTGCCTATATGATAAAACGGGTCTATTGTTTTGCTATAAATATTTATAAACTTCCTTGCTCCAAGTTTTTCAAATGCCTCTCTAAAAATGGGAATAAGTTTATCTTCTATTTTCTTTTGTTTCACTGACCGAGAAGAGAAAGTAAAAGATGTATCACCTTTCTTAGAAAGCGTTCCGTTCTTGTTCTTCTTAAATGTTATTCTCCTTACTGAGCCATCTTCAAGCTCATATTCATATTCATCAAAAAGGTCATTTTCATTAAAAGCAGAGCCCTTTCTTTCGGTTATTGTAGGCTCTATACCATCGGGTACATTGTACTTTTTCCTAGCAGCAGCAACTGTCTCAGCATCTTTCTGTTGCTGAAGCTCCTTGACAGATAGCTTAGTGGTTGTCTCAACCTTGGTCTCTGATTTTTTCTTTGCGGTAGATTTCTTTTTAGGGGGCACCTGTGCCTCCTCTACCACAGGAGCAGCTTCTTGCTTAGGGGTAACTGATTCTCCCTTTTTTCTAGACTTCCTCCTCTTCTTCTTGGGAGGTGCTTGTACCTTCGGTCTCTCTACCTTCTCTCCAAATGGCTCTAAAAGCTCTTGCTTGTAGTCAAGAACCAACTCTTCAGCCAACCTAAGTCTCTCGTTGTCCCTGTCTTCTTTGATGTCTTCAAACTCAGCTATGACATCCGCCCTCTGTTTCTTGTTAGATACAGATACATACTTCCCGTTGGTGTTTTTCTTAGAGACAACAAATGTCCCATCGGGCTTTTGGGATACAGCAAATTCACTGCCCTTAAACTTGAACAAGATTCTCTCGTTTGCAGACTCTCTCTCAATCTCATCCAAGATTGCATCCTCAAACTCTTGGACATCCTCATCAACTTTGCGCCTAGCCTCTTCAACCTCCAACTCACTCATCACCTCCAACTCTTCTTGAGTCTTCTGCTCAGCAGGAACAAACTCCTGCTTAGTTTCAGGGGTCAGCTCAACGGGAGCTTCAGGTGTTACATCAGGAGGAAACGATAACCTCATGTCATCAATAGTGACAGTAGAAGCATTCTCCCTACCTCCGCCATCAATTACCTCGGTTCCATCTTCACTCTCCCAAATTATACCGCCATTCTCTTCTTTGATAGTGCCAAGAACGCCCTTGTCATTGACCATCTTTTCGCCGATGATTTCAAGAGCAAAAACTTTTTTCTCGGCAGTAGGCTCTTCTGTTGGCTTAGGGCGTGGCTTACGCTCAGGCTGCTGCCTGTCTCTAGCAATCCTCTCAGCCTTTATCTCCTCTTCAGTCTTCCCTTCATCTGTCTCATCAACCTCCTCATCGAGAATACCACGCTCAATCAAAAGCTCTTCAAGAGACTGAGACTGCTCGACAACCGTTTCATCAGTTTCTTCTTCGACTTTTTCGGGCATACCCTCCAAGTCCACCTCTTCTTCCTCCTGAAACTGCTCAGCTTTCTTCATCATCTCAGCAGCAATCTCCTCATCATTTTCTACCGTCCCGTTGAACTTAGAAAACTTCTCCTTGCTGTCTATTTCTCTGAGCCTCCTAAGAAACTCCTCTCGGGTAACTTTTACATCCCTAAACCCTCTCCTAATTGTGTAGGTAGGCAAAGCACTTTGAGTCCCCTGACCTTCGTACCCCAATAAAAGCACTTGTTGGTCTTCGGGCAGCATAGACTTATTGTCTACGATGTACTTTATCTCATCATTGATTGCCCTAATTCTATCTGCATAAACCTCTCTCGAGTTAGTAGTGGCCTGAAAGTCAGCCCGAGCAGCCAACAACAAAGAAAGCCTGCCCTCAAGAGTTCCTTTATTGCGACCCCTGTATTTTCCACCTCTTCTGCCGACACCCAAAAGCTGCTGAGCCTCTCTCAGAACGCCCACATTGTCGTTTATGCGCTTAGCCGTCTCCTCGTCAATCTTACCAAGCTTAAGCATATTGTTGGTCCAATCAGCAATCCTCTGACTAGAAGCACCAACATTAGCCATGTATTGAAAATCAGTCAGCCTTGATGCCAACTCAACATCATTGTTGAATCTAGCGTCTATAGCCATGTTTACAGCCATAGATGCCGTGTTGGATGCAGGGCCTCCACCTGCTTCAGCAGCTATTTCTTTCCAATCAACCTCTTGACCTGCGCTAATTTGAGCTGTTAATTCTCCAAAAGCTTCTGCGGCAGGGTCAAATACAAATCTTTCAGCAGTTTGGCGAGCAATCTTATTACCACGGGTGGCTACAGGGCTTACTCTAAACACCCTGCCTGCTAATCCGGCAGACATATAGTCAACAACAGCGATAGGTATACCCCTAGCCAAGCCTTTCTTACGCCCTTTATCCCAAACATCTTTATCCTCTAAAGCTTTAGCCACATCCTCGGGATTGAGAACATCATAGCCAAGCTCTCTCATGGCATCAGTAACCGCGTTGGTGTATTCCAAAGTAAAGTTTGTAGCCGCAAAACCTAATCTCATACCTCGGCTAAAACCTAAAGCAGCTCCGGGGATAGCCCCCACACCTCCCGCAGCAGCACCCACTGCTGCCCCAACAGCCGTGCCTCCTAGCGCAAAAGCAGGAACAATCTTAACACCATAAGGAGCCATTTGGCTTAAAGATGTACCGGCAAGTGTAGCCATCCACTCAGCGGGGTCATCCAAAACAACGTCTAATGCTTCGTCAAAACCCCTAGCACGCTGCCAACGGCTCATAACCCTAGACTTTGTCTCAGATTCTTTGCTCATGTGCTTGACAAACTCCTCAGCAACCTTTCGCGTTGATGCAGGGTCATCAGAATTGTACCCACTTATAAATTCGGGCATCATTGAGTACATCAGAACAACCTCTCCCACTTTGCCCTGCGAGTAACTCTGACTCACCTCATCAGTAAAAGCCTCCCAATTATCTGAATATCTTTTTTTAGCTGACTTATCATGCTTGTTGTCAAAAAACAGCTTAGCTTTTTCATATTGGTCAGCAGCAGCCTCAGCGGTCATCTTTGCTCCCTCAAACTCCAAAAGCAGAAGCTCAGCTTCATCGTTATCTGACTGTATTTTTCGGGGGTCAGCAACACCAAAAAGTTCCAAAGACTTATTAGCTACTGATGATAACTGAGATTTAGCAATTTCATTTACTTGAATCGCTTTTTGTATTTCAGACTCATACCTCTTCTGCATATAGACATCAAAGTCTTCGCGAACATCTTGGTATTTGTCATCCAAATACTCTCTCTGAAGAGTTTCTACGGTAGAAGCATACTTATTCTTTACATCTTGTAAGTCTTCTCTACGTTTGCCATTTATGTACAGCTCTGCATACTTCTCTTGGTCTTCAGGAGTAAGCTCATTCTGTCTAAATGGGACCTCATCATCTTCTATCAGTAGGACTATGTCCCTCGCCTTGGTATAGGTGTCAACTATACGCTTGTCTCGCATATAGTCCAACCCTTTTTTTGCGTAAAATGCATGACCCTCAAAATCGGCATCAGTTACATCTTTCCAACTGCCTTCAGCAAATTCTTTAGCCTCTTCATCAGTATCAAAATAGTATACCTCACCCCTCTCTTTAGCTAAGTCTAAGGCTTCATCGAAAGGAAGCTCTTGCCAATACTCAGGAGCAGCTCCATAGTTTTCGGGGTCTTTAGGAAATAAGGTTGGAAAAGCAACATACTCGCCATCAACCTCTCCCGAAGCCATAAGCACGGTCGATACAGAGCCATCTTTATTTCTCCTGCCAACCTCTCTCGAGGTTTTAACTTTAGCAGCATCAGCATATTTGCTAGTTAAATTAGACCCCTCCTTTATTATATCCTTAAGCCTATCGTATTTGTAATGAGAGTTTATAAAATTTTCCACCAAAGAAATTTGTTCTTCAGTAGGAGCTTTTAAATCAACCTGAATTTTTTTTCTGCCATCAGGAGATATTATTGTTAGCTTGTCATCATAAGCTCTTTTAAAATAATATCCATAACGACTATACCTTTCTTTAAGATTTCTCTCAATCTCATAAGGATTTTTTAATTCAAAAGAATTTTTAACGTGACCCTCTAACGTATTTACAATAGAAGCCTCTTTTCTTACATTCTCAAGATATTCTTCTTTTCGAGCCTCTTCTTTTAAAACCCCTTCGAGGGCAGGAGCTTCAGCTTCTATGTTGGCTTGAGTAAGTAATGCGTCTTGAGCAGACTGCTCAAGTGCTTTTTGAACAGCACCCTCTTCAGGGTACATACCCAATGTCTCCATTGGATTTATGTAACCACTTTCTCGAGTTTCTTTTGGCTGTATCTCCTGTGATTTTTTAACCTCTTCGGCTAAATCAAAATCTTCAGGCAATACGGGAACTTCAGGTAATTCAGCAGAAGGCTCAGACTCGGGCGATACCAATGAACCATCTTCCAAAGATGGCTCCATAATATCTTTTTTTTTTACTTCAGGTGCGGCTTCTTGAGGCGCAGCTTCTTGAGGTGCGGGTGCAGAATACAGACTTTTAAACTCTTCAAAATCTTTAAAAGCCCCCTCTTTAATTAAACTGTATATCTCTTCTTGAGAAGCCTCAGATACAAAATCATCAAACTCAGCTTTGTTGGCAAATGCCCCCTCTACCATCAACTCAAATAAGTCGTCGTACATCTCTATTTATTTTTGCTCGTTAAAGATTTTAATCGCTTCTGCTGTAGTTAAGTTGGGGTTTTCCGCCATTATTTGTTTAACAGTTTTTTTAGCTGACCCTTTAACGCCTATACTTGTAAAGGCTGCTGCTCCTCTGTCTGCTGCCTTAAAAGAATTAGAAACTGCTTTAGCTATGTTTCTCAACTCTTGTTCAGGGTTGAGGTTTGATGCATCTAAGTCCAAAGTGAAAATAACATCTTCACCATCTTTCAGAATTGCAACCTTATTGCCCTTACCCTTAGTGCTTATACCTGTGTTCAAAGGCAATCTGTTTATAAAAGCTTGAATGTTAGCAGCAGCATCATCATCATCTGTATTAGATGTAAACACAGCATCAGCTCCCGCATCACCCAATTCACTTATAAACCCTTCTACAGATTCATTAAGTATTCTTTCGTATGCCTCCAAAGGATTTTCTCTTTCCTCTCTTTTGCTTGCAGATATTATGGTTCCGGGTACGTTATTTGGCTTAGCATCTTCCCTATCACTTGCTCCTGAATTTTCAAGAATACTTTCTATGTCTTTAATCTGAGCATTATCAGTTAAGAAGTAGTTTGCGCTTCCGCGAACCCACTCTTGAATAGGAGAAGTACCAAAGTTCAACTCTTCTTTTCTTACAGTACCTTTCTTGTCAGGCATATACTCAATGACAACACCCGTGTTATTCCTAGAAATACTACGGATGTTTGGATTGATAGACCTCAAGAACTTTTCAGCTTCTGTTACTTGCGCTTTATTTCCGTAGTAAAGCTTAGCAACATTGCTGACTACATTAGGTTGGTCTTTCTGCGTTTCATCCTCTCTTAGATATCTCTGCCTCGCAGCGTAATCAGGGTCATAGCTCTTACGACCTCCTGTCTTGCGCTCTACCTTAACATCAATAGAAGAACGTATCTGATTTTTTATGTAATTATCAACTCGGTCTTCCAACCCCTCATTTTTACTAAAGTCAGGAATCACTTCTCTCACACCACTAGGGTCTTGCTTAAGAAGAATCATATTCCCCCCTGCTTTTTCGGGGTCATAGGTAAAGTCATAAGCCTTACCATTTTTGTCGCTAACGATGTTTTGTGTTATGATTGAAAGGAGGTTGTACTCATTTGACTTTATGGTCTTAACAGCATCAGACTCCCATGTTTCATAATTCCTAGCAAACTCTTTATCTTCTTCAGGAGCATCTGCTTTTTTACTAGACACAGAAAGAAAAACATCTAAATCTCCTGCTTGCTCTGCTTTTTGCAAAGTTTGTTCAGTCATTTCACCAAGAGTACCTACTGCACTTTTTACAGCACCATCTAAATCAAACTTGTCATACTGCTGACTAATGAGTTTGTGGAGTGACTTTACTGAGCGGCCCGAGCCTTCAACAATCTGACGTATACCATTCTTGTCGAGTGTCGTTTCATACGACATTACACGACCTGTTATGGGGTCAGGCAGCAGGCTGTGGTTTTCTAAGTTACCAAACCCCTCAACCTGAGACATCAAGAAAAGCTCAAGAAGTTGAGAATCCCCATTCTTAAGTCTATCCATTTTTGTTTGGTACTCGCTTTGAAAAGCTTCAGACGTAGTAAAAGCAAGCTCTGTACCTTCATTGAGATTATTGAGAAATCTCATGTAGTCTTTAGGGCTCATCTGCCCCGACTGTAAAAGTCTTTTGTTGGCCAAGGTGGTTTCTTGAGCAGCATTAGAAAAATCTAAAGTTGCTTCAGTAGTTCCCCTGTGTTGACCTGTCGGTGAGTTTTGAAGATTATTGATAATACCATCGGTGGCATCATCAATTGCTTGCTTCTTCTCCTCACGAATCCGCGCCTCTTCCTGAATAGTGTCAGAAATAGACTTGCCAACTTCAGCCCAATTGACCTGATTTTCAAGACTCCTCTCAGCATAGCCGTAGTAAGCTCCCATTATCGAATAGTATTATAGTCCATAATCCTAGAAGGAAGTACCATAAAAGGATTTTGAAAATCATAACTTATTTGAGGAGAATTGAGCCTCTCAAGAATTGGGTTTGGATTAAAAAAATCAACAACACTTCGGGGAGCTTGACTACGAAGAGCTTGGTTCATTTCAAGCTGTTGTGTCGAAGGGATAGCCCCTTTCATCTGTTGTTTCTGAATCATTTCACCTGTAGCTAAATCATCATCTGAAAACAATTTAGGTACTTTACCCACAGCACCAACGAAATCAACCATACCCTGCGCTCCCTGTAACGTAGCTAAAGCAGCTCTTTCGTCAGCTTCTCTTGCAGCAAGCCCCGCTCCTTTCCCTTCATCCAATTGAATTTGAGTCAGTGCATCCGCAGCTCTAATATCTTCAGCAATAATTGCTCTGTCTATATCAGTAAGCTCTTGACCCATTCGTTTGCTAGTATCAGCCTGAGCCTGCTGCTCCATTGCAAGAACCTTTCCCGCTCCCGCTGCTGCGCCTCTCTCTGACTCTTTTAAAGCTTCACTAACCTGCGCTCCTGCTGCGCGAGTTGCTCTACGCTCTTGTTCATAAACGTCTTTCTGAATAGACAGTGCTTTAGCATAGTTTACCTCAAACCTTTTCTTTGCTTCTTGAATAAACTTAGCTGCACTAGCTTCCGCTTCTGCTGCTTTCTTTCTTTGCTCAGCAGCTTGAGAGAAACTCAAAACAGTTCCAAGACCTGTTGAAACCGCTCCTAGTATTGATGTTATTAATGCCATAGTACAAATTTATGGAAATGACTTCATAACCTCTGACTCAACTACAAAAAGCTCCACCTCTGATGTGCTTGTATTTGTGAGTTCAAAGACGCAGTAGTGACCGAGGACACCATTTGACTCAGCGATAGAATCCTTGACAAAAAAGAAATATGTGTTTGTAACGGGAACAGTACCCGACACACTAATCTTATTTATGCCATTTGGTATATCGACATCTATTGCAGTAACTGTCCCTACAAAAGTGGGTGATGAAGTGTTGTGGTATACAGAGTCCCCTACATTTAGAGACTTCGGTATGGTAAACGTCAAGGGGTAATTGATTACCCCTGTTCCTGTGCTAGAGCTTGTGCCTATGCCCTGAACAGAACGTAGAGGATACTGAGAAGCCCCCGCAGGATTTGCATAAGGAGACGCTTGGTTCTTTGAGTTTCTTACAAAAGCAAAGTACGAAGCCTCTTTTTTTATAAATCTTTCACTCAGAATAAACCCTGTTTCTTGCAGGTCAGTATCGAGAACAGCAGACCAAGGAGCATCGCCATCAAGACTCAATGTCTTAAATAGCTTGTTTTCTAATGGCTGCTCGTTAATGACACTCTTGATTGTAGAGTTGTACTGAGTGCCGTAAAAATTGTTTCTGACAGAATTGGTATTGTGCCGATACAGATTCCCTCCATTAAAACTATAGAGGTACTGATTCATGCCCAACATAAACTCAGGAACATAGGAGTAAAAAGAAGGCCATCCTTGTACCCCTTCGCTAAATGTAAGTGTGTATACGTTAGACATAATTATGGTTCACATTCAAGGCAAGTAGCATTAGGGCTGAGGTCAAGAGGAACAGGATTGCTTGGGTCTATAAACCTAGCCACATTGCCATCTGAATACCACCCCTGAGTAGGGTGATTTATAGCAGTATCCTTAAGCTTATCAGAATCATTTCCATCTGAAAGAACTGTCGCTCTTGAAAAATCATTTCCATCAATCCACTTCACAACCTTTGGCGTTGCAGATGGAGTCCTCAAAGTTCCCCCGCAATTACAAGAGTCTTGTTTTATTGAAATACTATCCACCCTACCGCTAACAACTTGAGGTGGCGGGGCTCCTGCGGCAACACAAACATCTTCGCTTGCTACAATATTTCTAGTGATAAACCCATTTGTACAATCTTGATAGGTAATAAGGCCATTATTGCCTAAACCAAAATCTACAGTATATGTAGTGCATTCAGTTGAGTAGCACACGCAGTTGCAACACGCATCCTGAGCAGAGCCAACAGCATCAAAGCAGACATCAATAGCCGTAGGATTTCTAAAGTCCCAAACAAGATAAAGGTAGTCGTCAGGATTTGCACTTGGCATAGTAAACGAGCCATTGTACCTATCGTCAGAACCCGATATGCTTACCTCAGTAGCGTTATCCAAAATAAGCTGAAGCCCTGCTCTCGTATTAGCATACAAGGTATTAGACACCAAATACCTGAACTTGTTATTGAAAACATTTACATCGTATGTGTCTGAACTCAGTTTGTTGGCATAAAAATTAACGGTAGAACCGTTAACAGGAACTCTAGACAAACCTTGATAGCCTGTGAATGATGAGTACAGAGAGCTATTGGGATGAGCCCCGGGTTCAAATGTAATTAGATTAGTTACTTTGGACTGAGTGCCATAGCTATACTGAGTCTGTATAGTTTTGTTTGCATCAACATTGTCTGTCAAGACAATAGTTACGACCGTAATGGTGTCCCCATCAACACAGTTTACTGTGAAATCCTGAAAAACTACAGGTTCTCCCGAAACATGAGTAATGGTTATCGTAACCTTTTTTGTGCTAGAGTCTGACTTTACCAAAGTCATAGACCCGCTAGAAGGGCCTCCACCTACAATGTTTGCCGTGACACTATCAGTGCCACTTACAGCACTCACAGTAACACTTCCAAGCGGAGTTCCTGAAAGACTCCAACTAATAACTGAATCACCAAGAGCATTGTCGAGGTCAGTGCAAAAACTGTAGTTGTTAGATGAGCTAACAATAATATTTGAAACACTTGTCCCGCAATCTATACATTGCTCTTCAACAGGAACCTCGTTGTTGTTTGATGCCAATACATACTCATTCATGTACGGGTCAAACGCACCAAGTTTCTGAGTATTGAATCCCTCAATGAACAAGTCTCTAAACCAAGAGCGCATACCAAATTCAGATATGACAGACAAAGCTTCACTCCTGCCTTGCCCCTTGAGTTGTATTACAGCACCCCTCTTGGCATCAGTAAAATATTTACTTGTGCCCCACTGAACATAGCTCTCGGGGTTTAGGCTATTGCCATAATCCTCAATACGAGCAATCTGAGTTCCCAACACCTCGGGGACTGATGTAATCGCGCTACCTGCTGCGGCATCTGAAAGAAGATTCTTTCCCGCAAGCACATAAGATATCTTATCCTCCTGAAGAGTAAACACATCCGTCTCTCTTCCGTCAAGCAAAGTAATTACACCATACCTCTCTTCGAGACGCTTAAAGTTTAGCAAGCCAAGGTTAAACTCATTAAGCTTGTTGACATTCGACTCATCATTATAAATTCCGCTGTATGTAATGTCAGCAAACCTGTGTGCTTCTCTATAATCTTCAGAAGAAACTGAGGTAGCCCTGTTGCCCAAAGCAAATGGCATACCTGTTACTGAGTCTTTTATTTTGTAAGACTCTACACCATTTCCAAAAGAGAAGCAGTTAAAGAAGGAAAGTGTAGGAGTATCAGTATCGTGACTTCCCTCGGTAATTGTAAACGTCTCATCGCCTTCATAAAAAATATCAGGGTTAGTAGGAATTGGTTTTGTTTCAAGAACAACGACATTAGAAACTTTTAATACCTCTATCTTCAACTTAACAGCAACAGTATTGTCTGAGCAATTGGTCATAGTCCTACACCTAAACTCAGTAGCTGCTGCTGAATCAGCATCAAAGCCAAAGTCAAGGTTGAATCCTGTGATGGCTGTATTCGTCGATGGGCCTATATCAGAAGCTGCTCTAAACCGAACATCAAAATCACCAACAGTAATGCCATCTTCTTCAATAATGGTTTGGATGTTCTCCCCCTGAAACCAATCGTAAAAAGTTGTGTACTGACTAGGAGAAACAAACGTCCTATCAAAACGATATTCTTTTCTAGGGCAGTCAAATCTAGTGAGGCTTCCTTCTACAAAACCTGTGCTGCCATGCCTAATAACATCAATCTTGATAGTTATCTTATCTCCGGCAGCTATTTCAATGGCACTCCCTCCACTAAAAATAGACACGGCATTGTAAGCACCATCCTCATCTCTTGAGTTTTTTTTGCGCTGAGGGTTGGTTCCAAAGTTTCTAATAATACTGTCAGAATTATCTACGAGGGTAATGACATCTAATCCAATCTTAGCATAAACTCCCGCAGGCGAACCTGATGCAATGTCGTCTGCGGTATAAGCTTCTTTTTCAATTATTGTTACTTCAGTACAGTCAACAACAGGGCCGCTCGAATCAGCTTTTAAAACAAGAATATCTCCCTCCTGTATTTTAGCCGCATTCTCTCCTTCAAGTAGTAAGTAACCAAAGTTGTCTTTTGTAAAATATATGTTTGAGTAAATAGTCTCGTAGGTATCTACATCAGCTTTGATAGCAAACTTGTAGTGCGTAGCCCAAGAAGGAGGAGCTTGGGTGCTTGGTATTGTAACCTTTACTTTATTTGAAAAAGGAGAGTTGCCACAAGGAACATGAATAGTGTTTTCATCACTTGTAAGAACGGTACTCTGCCTGCCATAGTCATCCATGTAAATCATCCCAACAGAGTAGTCTCTATTGCTGTGAAGACTTTTCTTCCTTTTTACGGAAGTAAAAACGCAACTAGCAGAGTTTATCTTGTAATACTCATAAAGATATTCAGTACCACTATGGCGATAGTATGTAGCTAAAATCTGTAAAGACAAAGTATCAGAGCCCGAAGAAGATGTTATTGCTATCGGTTCGTTTGGATTGTCAATACCACTATGGTTCTTAAGATAATTATGTGTACCACCTGTTGACTCTCCTATCAACGTATCTTCTGTGCTGCAATTAAAAAAGTCAGTTACTGTCTGACCATCACAAAACTCAGAAACAACAGTCTTAATATTTGATGCAGTACCAATAAAATCTAAAAAACTTTGACTGCTAAAAATTTCAGAAGCACTATTATAGTCCCTGTCAAGAGTAAATGAAAAGGTTACTTCAAATCTAGGCGTGACGTTAATAATGTCATGGCTTGAAGGCGAAGGATATATATCATACCTGCTGTGTTCTATGCTAAGGCTAAAATCTAATATCGCTCCTGCTACAAACTCTTGTTCGGGATTTGCAATATTAGAAGAGCCTAAATCAAAAGAAGCTATAGAAGAAGGGATTTGCCTTGTAACAGAAGGGTCAAGAGTATATTGACCCTGACTAAAGGTAGCATCAATAATTTTACTACCTATAGAATCTGTAACAAGCTCAGCTCTATAATCAATGTTTGAAGATATGTCGTACCCCTCTTTGTAGTTGCCATACATCAAACGATTACCCATTAAGGTTTGTGCCTTAGCAACTACGGGCACATTATCGTAAAGCCTTAGTATTTCAGAGGAGGGCAGTATGGTATAAACCTTACTCTTATCAAAACGATAAACCTCGTCTGAATTATTGGAAAGGTTTTGAGTACCCTTGTCAATTTTTTGTATGACCTTAATAACGCTGTCATCAGTTCTCTTAAAAAGAATGTCAATGCCAACAACAAGCTCACTGCCCGTATTGTATGTAAGCTCAACAGCGTTGTATTCATTGACCATGCCATCATTCAAGAACTCATCGGGAGTAAAACCAAAGGCGCGAGACATAAAAGCAGGCTCAGAAAAAGGAGATGTAGCTGAATACTCTCCATCAGCATACTTATACCTGTAAGCAAAAGATACTATCTCCTCCTCTAAAAAGTTTTCATCCTGCCCATTGCTAAGCAAATTCAAAGAGGGTGGAGATAAAGGTGGCTTTTTAATTACCAAAAGCTGCTCATCCAACAACGGAGAATCTATGTATGTAGATGAATCAGGGAGACCATAGCTCCTATTTACATTGATAAATCTAGGAGGATTGTAATTGTCTGTAAAAAACAACAGCCCATCAATAAGGTCTACCGCTGTAATTAAATACGACGAGTTAAAATTCAAAGTAGACTTAGGGGATGTGCCATCTTTTCTTGAGCTGACAACATGGTATCTTACCGCATCAGTGCGTTCATTAAAAGAAACAATAAGGTCAAGGATACCATTTGACGGCCCCAAAACATCTTCGGCATGAATGAACCAATAGATAGTTTGATTGGCTGAGTCAGCATAAGCACCAATACACTTTGTCGAAGGCCCCTCAAGCCTTGAGTAAGAACCATCAACTATGTTGACTATATCTGTAAGCCTTGTGTTTCCTTTTGCATTTTCAATGACACCAATCTCAGAATCTTCAGTAGACCCCAACCTAACATTCAAGGCATCTATGTATTCACCATTAGGTACAAGACGCTCATCGACGGACTTATTCATCCGCCCTTTAATAAAGTTCCTCGAAAGGTTAGCCATTACTTAAGCCATTTGTCCCTGCCTCTCAAATTCTGAAGAAGCTTGCCGGGATGAATATTACTCAATCTAAGCTTTGCATTTCTAAAAAGAGCTGACTTGTTTTTCTGAGCCCTTCTTACCACATACTCTTGAACACCAAGCTTTGAGTTTAAAATCTCATACTCGATGTATGCATAGACATACTTCTCAAAAAACTTGTTGACGCTAATCGAAGAATCATCTCCGCCCTCCATGCCATCAGATACATACTCGACTATCACAGTGTTGCCCTCAATGTCAGAGCTAAAATTTATTACCCCTGCTTTCTTGTCGATTGTAAAATTTGGATTTCGGTTTGCAGTTTCTGTATTAAGGCCAAACCTGCGTCCAATGGTGTAGTCAAAATACCAACAGCCATCCACGCACCAACCCTCACGACCATGGTAAGGACTGCCTTCATTAAGATAAATACTTTTCTTAGTACCCGCGAGACGTTCTTCATCAATCTTTGAATTACTTGGTTTTAAAATGTTTCCGTCTGAATCAAATAATATCTCACCATCATTGTCTTGAAGGTAAGCATCTGCTGACTGAACTTGAATGTTTTCCACAAGCGGCATCAACAACCCATCCTTGTACATAGATATACGAACCCAATTAACGTAGTCAGATGGAAGTATGTATCTAAGGTTTGATTCAACATCAAGCTCAAGAACTTTCAGCTCTTTAAAAGCATCGTAGTTAAGCTCCTGAACAGCACGCTTAGCGTGAAATAAAATCTTGTAACGCTCCTCATTGTTCACAAGGCTATGGTTGCCTGTGTGCATCAGCATATAGTTGTTTACTATATCTTCCAACGAAACGTATTGGTAAGAACCCCAATTCTTATCGGTAGGAGCTGCTCCACCATTTTCATAATATTGATACTCAGACAAATATGCCATTACTGTTCACTTATGTTTTGAGCCTGCTCCTGAGCCTGACCAAACTGAACTGCTTGAACCTCTCTGATAGACATCCCGGAATACTGAAGAATTTTGTAAACCAAGGAATATTCATCATCAAGAGGAAGTTCAAAATCCTGATAGTCTGAAGCTGTGCCATCAAAGACAGGCTCATCACCCGTAAGAGTGCTATACGTCCAATTAGGGTCTTTGGGGTATCTGATATACTGAGCAACAACCTGACCGTAATTGACAATGCTTTGAGGATAAATAGTAATCAGCTCGTTTGCCTGTGTGTATGCAGGAAATGTAGTAGACGGCTTAGTAAGCAAACTGTTGTTGAGCATGGTAATGTTTCCATGAGATACCCTGTCAGCCTGCTTCACATAATCAGAGTCATACACCCTGTATGACTTCGGCAAAGATGTAAAGATGTCAGAGCTAAGTCCTAGCGTAAGCTCAGATACGCTAGTCACATAAGCAAAAGTTTCATCGCTAGAGTTAACAACAAGGTCTCCGACTGAAACACCTGACGATACAAAGTTTGCGGTACTATCTCTAAGGCTATCAACAACAACAGCAGACGCAGAGCCTGTAGCAAGCTGAGTGGTATAGACCATCAACTTGTTTATCATGTACTCATCATCTCCCGTTGTAGATGGGCTTGGCAAATAAAAATTGCTGTTGAAAGTAGTAACACCCAATGATGTTTTCTTCAAAGCATTGGTCACAGAAAAAGTGTCAATGACTTCAGCAAGTGCTTTTGTTATTTGAGCGTAGTCAGTTCCTGACCTCCGAGCATTCTCCTTATTTACCTGATTGTTATAGCTATAGAAATACTCATCAAATATCTCTAGCTGCGCTTGTTTGGCGTAAAGATTAAAATCAGCAGGAGTAATGTATCCGTAGTTGTTCTTGTTCAGAACAGATAAAACGGTCTGCCTTACGGAATTTATCATAAGGCAAAAATACAAAAAAGAAAAGGGGCCTAAGCCCCTTGTAAATTACTCTCCATCCAAATGATGCTCAAGCATTTTTAATGCTTCGATACCATCATCCGTTTTGAAAAACTGAGTGACCATATAGTAAGGGTCTTCACCATAAGGTACATTCAACATCTTCTTCTTATTTGTTGGCGTGCTATACCAAACTTCCTTCTTGTCTTTTCTAAATGAAAGCAATCCCGCATCAAAGAAAATGTGTACCTGAGACTGAGTGTCCATGTCGGGGTCCTCAAGCATATTCAAAAACTCTTGAGGATAATTGCGAGCATAGATAAGAACATCACGCTTAAGTTCAGACGATGTCATGTTCTGCACGCCATGCTGAAACAATACACGGCCTACAGACTCAAGCTCCTCAATCGAAAGCCCTTTAGCTGCAATCAGAGCATCTACCTCAATGTTCATGTTGTCAAGCTCTTCTTTCGCATTACGCTCCAAGTCAAGCTCTTCAAACACAATTCCATTCTGAGGGTGATACGCCAAAAATTCCTGAAGCACAGGATTTGTTTTTGGCACATAAAGATTCCCGTTTTCAAAAGCCACAGGTCTTACAATAGCCTCGCCATCCTGCTCATCTTCAAAAGGAGACTTCTGATTTATAGCATAACGAAGTGGTCGGTTGACATTGTTTTCGTCATCAAACCAAAGTAAAGGAAAAGCTGTAGTGTTGCGAGTAGGGATAATGTAAGACAAAGGAGAAGCTCCATTCAGAAGCCTATATGTCCTGTCTTTAGGGGCAAGTTTCTTTTTCATTTCAATTAAATTTTAGCAAAGATAAAAAAAGGGGGCACAAGTGCCCCCTCTCTTTTTAAATCAACCTCCACTTAGGCTCCGTAACGGAACAGGAAGAAGTTGTTAGCACCCATGGTGCAGACACAACGCTCAGAAAGGAAGTGAACCTGCATAGCATCAATGCTATCGGTTGCAGCACCTCCCGCAGAACCCAATACCCATGACTTGTAACGACGGTCATCGGCTTCGTTAGCGCGATAACGAACGTGCAAGAAGGGACGCTTGGCGTTCTTACCAAGGACTTGGTCATACACAGTGGTTGTTCCGGCAGGGACAAGCATACCTGTAATCTGATTGCTAAGATTATCACCTGTTCCTGTTCCCATGTTACCACGCATGGTTGGGTCGTTCAGGTACTTCCAATCAGACTTATAGAAGTCATAACCGCGACGGAATCCTGTAAAGCCAAGGTTCAGAGCCATGTTCTCGTCATTGTCAAACAGACCGTAAGAAGTTCCTCCTGCTCCGTAAGAGTTCTGAGCAGCAAGCATATCATCCATCGCAAAAGAGAACTCGCGATTCATAAAGATGACATTCTCTTCAATAGCACCCTGCTTATCCAAACGCTGAATAACAGTGTCAAAGTCTGAAAGAGTGGTAGGATTACCTGCTCCCCAAACATTGCCATCAAGGTTTACTTCGTAGAAAACACCCTTTGTTCCTCCATCTACTCCAACTACATCTTCAGCAGCAGAGCTTGCTTCAGCAGGAACAGCCTCAAGCATTGCAGTCTCGAGGTAGTCGTCGAAACGAAGACGAGTCTCATGCTCAGCCTTCAGATACCACAGATATCCTGAAGCACCATTCTCGGTAGTCACCTCAATCCAACCAATCTGAGCCATATCAGAACCTGAGATTTCATAGTAATCCTTCAAGATGATAGGCTTATTGTCCTTGATGACAGGCTCAGGCTGAACTGCTGTAGTCATACCCACAGTTCCTTTCTTGAACTCGGAACCATAAATCATCATGCTCCACTTGTTCGCAGTACCTCCTGTATTGGACCACTTACTTGTTCCGTACCACTTTACATCAAACGTGCTTGTTCCAACAGCAGTAACAATTCCCTTGTCCCCATTAACACCTGTTGCTGCAACATTTGGAGTCATCATCACAGTCTGACCTACGCGAACTCCTACTGAAGTAACATCTGAATCATTGACAGTAAACTGAACAGCAGCAACATTATCAGTAGTTAATGTGGCAGTAGTAACATCAGTATACTTAATGTGCAAGCGACCTTGCTCAGACCATTTGATTTGGTCGGACATAGAAGGAAGCTCAGCACCCACCATACGCAGGAAAGAAGATACAGAGCGATTTCCATAACGCTCAAATTCTTTCTCATAAGTATCAGGGAGATACTGAGAAGTAAAATCAAAACTTGTCAAGTAGTTTGTTGACAAAGCCTGTTGTACAGCCGATGGCTGCAAATCAAAACCGGGAGTGGATAGTACACTCATTTTTTCAAAAGTTTAAAGTTTCTAACTATTTCTTGGCTTGCGAATTTTAAGTCCTCGCGAAGACTCAGGGTTTACGGCCCTGATTTTCATTCCCCCCTTTCCTACACCAACTTCAGGAGCCTTGCGTTCAGACATCTCAATGTTTTTCATCTTACGCATAGTTCCATCAGCAGCATCCGACTGTCCCTGCTCATAAAAAAACTGAGCAAACTTCTCGGGGTTCATAGCTACAGCCAACGCTCTGTGATATCCTTTAGAATCCGAAACCATTCCCTTGTCATCCAAATACTTTGCAATAAATGTAGATGGGTCTAGCTGCGACTTCTTAATTTCTTCAGCAGAGCCGGGAGAAAAAGTCAAGCTCTTGTCTGCGCCTACCTTAAATTCAAAACCTTTGAACTCAGGCCCAAACAGCTCATTGGTCTTTTGTAAAAACCAATCTTGCTTGCGAGCATTTTCTTCTTCAATCGTCTTTGACTGCTCAACATATTGCTTATACGCTTCGTACTGCTCTTTGTCCGCAGGGTCAACCTCCACCCCCTTCGACTCGAGGGGAGCTTTGTATTTCTCCTGTTGTTCGGCAAAGTATTTCCTAGCCTTAGCAACAGCTTTCTTTTTAGCAAGCTTAGCCTTTTGAATATCGTCGTCGTCATCGAGGTCTTCGTCATACGAATAATCTGACATCAGATAATCAATATCGGAAGCATCAATTCCTTCTTCGGTAGCCAAAAGGTAATCTCGCAATATAGTGTCAGGCTCTACGGAGTCAATATCTCTTTGAACTTTCAAAAAGTCTTGAATCCCTCTGCCTGTCTCTTTCTTGTATTTCAGAAAAGCAGAGACATCTTCAGGAAGCTCTTCATTTTCCTGACGAGTCTGCACAAGCTCATCAAATGAACTTATCTCTCTGTCATACCTTTTCCCTAAATATTCAAGAACGCTTTCATCAGTAAGCTCAATGGTTGGGCTTGGAGTTTCTTCTACTTCTTGAGGGGGCTCTTCACTAGTTTCGGCTTCATGCTCAGCCTGTGCTTTTTCAATAGCCTTTTCCTCAAGTTCAGCAGCAGATTTATTACCTGCTCCATCCACTTCTTTTACTGATGTGATTTTCATTTGATTAGATTTAAGTACAAAGGTAGTTTATCTTGGCGAAAACTCTGCAAGGTCAAAGCCATCTAAACTATCCTCATTAGATTCAAAGTTGATTGGAGGTAGATTGCTCTTTCTTTGCTCAATAAGTTTAGACTGCTCGCTGTTCTGCTGACTAATCCTATCAGCCTTAGCGTCCTCTCTCGCCTGCTCTCTATCACTAAGAGCCTTGCCCTGCATATCAGCCAAGCGAACATTGTAGTTAAACTCTTCAGCCATCAAAGCTCTCTTAAGCTGAGCTTCATTATTCATCTTCTCAATTTCAAAAGCAATCTCAGCCTGCTTGACTTTCATCTTAGACATGGTCTCTGCCTCAATCTTCTGCATAGCTGTCTGTGCTGCCATTTGCTGAGATTGTATCTGTTGCTGAGACTGCATAGCTTGCTTCTGCATAAGCATCTTTTCCTCCTGCTCCTGCTTTTTAATTCGCTTAACCTTCAGCAGTTGATTTGCAAGCTTGGTATTCTTCAGCTCTCGAATGTCGATAGCATCTTCAAGATTGATGTCACCTTTCGATAGAGCCATTTGAATATTGGCTTCGAGCTGAGCTTTCTGCTCTTCGTCCGGAGCCACTTCCAAGAAGATTCCAAAATCGTAGATATAGAGGTCTTTAATCTCATTAAGAATCGAAACATTGTACTTTCCAACTTGATTAGTAAACTGTTCTTTAAAGTCTGAATATTCTAGCAAGTCTGCAATTCTGTATGTAAGAGCTTCAGAAACTCTCTTGAACATATACAGCGTGCCATCGAGAATATGTCTTGTCGCTACATTTGAGTTAAGAGCAGCAAGCTTTTGCAATCCAACCAACGACCTCGGGTCGGGGTCTGAGCCATCACGCGCTTCATTAAGACCTGTGACTGTCCGTATCATATTCAGGTAGTGATTGTAGTTAGCAATCAACATCTGAGTTTTTGAAGCTCCTGAGTTTTTGCTCAGCTCTTGTATTGGTACTCGCGCCTGATTGTATTCCCCATCCTGAGTATAGCTTCGACCAATCACACTACCTGTTTGGAAGTACAACCTCAAAGCATCTTCAGGATTGTACGCGCCTCCATCACCAAGGTCAACTTCATTTAGTCCATCAGCATCAATAAAAACACCATCGGGTACGGTTCGAGATATGACCTGCTGTAGCTTCAGGTGCGTAAGCTGAATCAAATCAGCAAACGGAATCATCCTGCGAACAAGACTTTCAATGCTACCCTTGTACATACGAGGAGCGCAGGCAACATAGTTGGGCAAAGCGTGCTGAGAAGCTGAGTCAGGACGAACCATGTTCTTCATCATCTCCCACTTCAACATGATGTTTGTACCCATGACCATAACGCCATCGTACCAAACCTCAATCTTTTTCTCTACCTTTTCAAAACGACCTTCCTCCATCATTTCTTGCGGAGGATTAAATTGGTCGTCCTTCTCAATCATCTTTACATTCCCGCTGTCTGTAATCTTTTTCTTGTAAACCACATTCTTGGTGGTTTTATAGTTAAAGTACAAGAGGGTGCAAGTATCTCTGAAAAACATATCATCCTCGTAGTATTGAGATACATTGTAGTAATCATACCACGACTGACTGTACTTAGATATCTCCTCAAGATTTTCAGGAGTAAGGGTCGGGTCAATCTTAATAAGCTCAGTCATGGGAACTGTCTTGACCTCGCCCCAATAAAAACAATCTTTAAAGTATGGGTCATCGGTGTAGCTATACACCACATCCGCAGGGTCTACATAACTAATCTCAACGCCTGAGTTTATTAAAAACTGATGCTTTACAATAGATAGGCCCAACACTGTAATGTCGTAATCTACCCTCTTCCTCAAATGATAATGGTCATTCTCTTCTAAGATGGTACTGATAGCCTCTTCTTCAGCAATCTCAATAGCAGGCTTATAGTTGAGCTGCATAAATAGAGACAACTCCTCATCTGTTTCAGGTAAGTCATCAGGCTCAGTAACAAAAGGATTGACACCTGTAAGCTCTTGAACTCTCTGAAGGACAGGCTTCGCAGCCATCTGCCCCTCAATCATGTCCTGATACTTGCTTCGTTTTGCCTGAGACATGGCATCTTGAGAGTACGCCTTTATTTTAAAAAGCCTGTCTGACATTCCATTGACAACAATGTCAACAAACTTGGGAATAATAGGAATAGGTGTCCAATCAAGATTCAAGTAAGAGAGGTCTCCATCAATAGCAAGCTCGTTTTTGTACTTACCAATATTCTGCTCGCCCCGAGCATAAAGCCTTAGTTTGTGAAAATGCGCATGCTGATTGTAAAACCTACATCCCCCGTTATCTTTACGGAACCATTCGTACTGTATTGCTTGACCTACTTGTAAGCCAAACTCATCAGTTTCTTTTTCCGCATCAGAAACAAACTGACTTGGAAAAGATGTAGAGCTTACATCAACTATGACCTTCTTCATCTATTGATAGAACTTTGGGAACCCGTATTACTATAAGTTGCAAATTTAATGCTTATTTTATTCGCCTTCTCTTTCTGTGGTGTGTACAAATGTTTTTGACACGCCATAATAGCCAAGCCCGAACTTATAGTCGCATCAAACATCGTCCTGTTGTTGATGTCGAACTTTGCCCAATCTTCCAATGTACGGATAAATCTCATCTCCCCCATCTCGTCAGGGTCTCTATACTTACCCGTAGAATCAAAACCCACATACTTCTCGATGTAAGACTCAACAGCAGAAGCGTGTGCCTGCTTCACATCTTCAGATGAGTTTGGTATGCCGCCCAACTCTTTCTCTGTCTTAGAAAGCTTGGCATAAACCTTATCAGGTCTGTTCATTGAAAAATGCCTGTAGCCTCTATTCTTCAAATGATAGAGCAAGCGGGCTTTGTTGTTCTCAACCAATATGGGCATACCATAAAAAGCGCAAGCCATAAGAACCTCCTCAAAAAATATCTCCGCTGTTTGTGGTCGCGCTATGTACTCGAGGAAAAACTCATTGACAGGTCCTTCGTCCATGTGGTACTTGGTGAGTCCGTGAAGAGACCCGTTTGAGCCTCTTCCGACGACGACACCTGAAATGTCGTATGAGTCGCATCCGAATGCACCCATGTGTTCGTTACCGGGATACTTATGTCCATTCCTTATTATTACTCTGTTTTGCAAATGCTTTGGCGGAATCCAAGAAACTAAAAACCTTCCGCGCTTGTCGGGATTCCAAACAACCTCGCTATCAATTATACCATCCTTCCAACTGAACGAGCCTCTTGTCAGTACCTGCTGTTCTATAAACGAGTCGTTGTAATCTATCTGCTGATATATCTTGGTGAGGTTAAAAATTGCAGCTTTACTCTCATCTCTAAATGCGTGAGACTCTGTCCTCGGAAACTGCCTGTAAAATTCATTTAGCGCGTCGGGGTCATTCTTCAAAGACTCTACTTCAGCTTCCCAATAGTCAACCGCCCCTTGATGGATATATGCATCATCAATGCCCCTGACGGGCTTAATGGTGCTTAAACGCATCACGGGCGCACCATATCTGTCGATAAATCCTTCCATGTTCCACTCCATAGGAATGAACAAAGCATACATCCCGCTTCTCGTTTGACCGTTCTTATTTCTTGTATCAAGACGAGAATCTTCATACAGCTTCTTGAAGTTGGAGCCTCCTTTGTCAAGAGCATTTGACGTAGACCCCATCATGCACTTACCGATAACCTTAGACCCCAATCGCAAACAGGTCTTTGTTACCCTCCAATTGTTCAGTATATTGTTTGGCTTAAGCCACTTGCCGCTTTCATCATGCGCCAACAGCATAAGCTTTTCTCCATCATAGCTGTTGTCTTCAGTATTCTTCCAATCAATCGTGGTGTCCAATCCTTCAAGCTCTTCTTGGCTGAAGTCAGACATATTCTTCTTGGTAATCTTCGCGGCAGGAACTCGGTAAGCCAACTCAGTTTTTGGCTTGTTCATGCCATCCTGAATAGGCTTAAAAAAGAATGGAAGCTTAGAGCTAATAGGGACAACCTTGTCGGTAAACATCTTCTTGGCATCAGCACCTGTCTTCGACAGGATACCAACCCGTGCATTTTTTGCAAGAGTTGCCATGTTTACACACTCTGAAGATGACATAAAAGAAAATCCCGAACGTCTAATCTTCAGGTAGGCCATCCCAAAACAACGGGGGTCTGCTTTACACGCCTCCCAAAAAATAAAAAATATCCTGTTCGCCTCTCGGTAATCAGGATACCCTACATCAATTGAAGACCACTGAAGGTACATATAGTGAGAGCCCGTGATGTATGTTGGCTTGCCATTGTTCAAGAACCAAAAACCATTCTCTCGGTTGTCAAACTCTCCCTCAATGTAATCGACCCACTTAGACTTAAATGCGTCAGCCATCTCATTCCACTGAAAGATAGATTGAATCTTATCTAACGGCTTGGGTATGTCATGCCTCTCCCAATACTGCTCTTCTTTCTTTTTGTTTCTTGCCCAAACTTTTTTGGGAGCCAAAGGCAGGGCTATCTTAAGACCTGATATGTTTATAATCTCTCCTATCTGACCTGTCTTGGATATGACGACCATGTCATGCTTTGGGTCGTAACCATACTTCCAAGAGGAGCCTCTGTTCTTGTTTGAGATAACTATGTTAGAAACATAATTGTCTTCAACAGAATACAAATCACTTAGACCTTCTCTCTGCGAATCCTTGTTTAGAGATTTCTTTTTTATCTGAGCTTTCATTCAAGCTTTCTTTTTCAGACTCTATTCTACTCATAATTTCAAACGCATCAAAAATCGCAAGCTTCTTTGTTGCTGCTGCGTTTTTTAACCTGTCAGCAGCCAACTCATCCTCGGGGTCTCCTGTAATGATTTCTTCCTTAGCGACCTTTATCAGTTGCTCTACTGCTTCCTGACCCGCTTGGATTATTCTTTCCCTGACTTGCTTTGAGTCCATTCTTTTTCAATTTAATTCTTTCGATGGCTGCTTTATAAACAGCGTCATCGTCCCACCAATTGCCGCCATACTTCACGACAGCTTCAATGAAATTTGACTATCAAAAACTCTGTACATAACCTCATCATCAACAGTAAACTCATACTCGCTCTCAGGAGTAAAGCCCACAATGTCGCCATCATCAACACCCAATCTCCTAAGTCTTTCATT